GGGAATGGAACCAGAACTTGCTGTGTTTTGCACATAGGTATAACTGACATCTTGTAATTTAACGGCGTATATTAAGTTATCCGCCATGTTGTTGTTCAAAGTAGTACCACTCAAGGCAGCTTTGAAAATACCATTGTTTTGTAAGTCTGTAATTTCAGTACCAGCGTAACTAAAGTTGGTTTTGATATTGGTAAAATTATCTCGAAACCCCTGTGTGTTGTTGGGCTGGCCGGCCACTGGAAAGGTGCCGTCTACATTGTTTGGGTTGATTTGACTTGTCATGAGTATTCCTGTATAGTAGATATTTATTTGAACTTGCTACACACTAAATAATCCAAAGGCCCAGATCGAATGCAAAAAAAGACCCGTAGTTTACTAGAAGAACTAGACTCGTTATATGTAGAGCGTGATCGTCGCCTGATAATTGAAACTCGGGCTGACAGTATTATATCCAGCGCCATACGCCTGATAGAACAGATTGAAGTAGAGTTTGGCGCAGAACAAGCTGACAATCTCACACGTAAATTGCTCAATGCAATACGGACCAAGGATGCTGGCAAGTTCTCACGTTCAGTTAGGAGAACAAATGCAGATTCATGAATTAACACGACCACGCAAAGTCAACGAAGCATTATTAGGTGCAGTGGGCGCAGCATTGGGAGGCATAGCCAAACAAGTTGGCAAACAAGCAATAAACAAGGCGGTGGGCGGAGATGTAACCTCGCAGGATGGTCCTGCTCAAAGCCGTGAGCAAGGTTTTCAGAGCATGGTTAACAGTCCTGCAGCCAAAACTCTGGCTACCAGCATGCAGGCCGCTTGGGCAGAAACTGTGCGAAACTTCTTGGCCAATAGTAAAGATTCTATGGGCAACCCTCCCGCTAGTGTTAAAACAATTACCACACCCAGCACTGATGCGTTGAAAACTGAACTACGAGCATTGGTCAATAAAATGATTGGCGGCCAAAGAGCAGGATTTGATTATAGTAATATGGCCAACAACATTAGCGACCCTGTTGCCAAAGCCGGAAGTCAAGAAATCATTAGTAGAATCAATGAATATATAGAGTCTATTTTCGACGCCACAGTGCAGGGTGTTGATCCCAAAACAATGTCTAATAGTTGGATCAAACTAGTAGGCGACGGTATTTTGCCGGCACAGAACGTAGGAGCCTATGACAGCAGAGCTGGTAGTGTAATAACAATGTCCCCAGCCGCCACAAAATTGGCCGATTCTTTAAGATTAGACGACGGGGATATTGTGAAGATTAGACAAGCCATTGGTAACCCCGGCGGGGATCAAGTTGCAACAGCAATTCTTGATAAAAAAACACCTGCAACAACAGCTTCTCCCTTGATTAAACAATTTGGACAACAAACAAAATTAACTGATACAGAGCTTACGTCACTGCTAGCTTTAGCACAAAACGCCGCAAATGATGCAGCCTTTAAAGAAATATTTGGATTACGAGCATGATGTATCTCAAGGAAGGTGGCAACGTATTCAAAGATGCACAAGGCCAGCCCGCAACACAACGCATCAGTCAAGCAGACATACCCAGCACAGTGACCTGGTTGGAAGCAGTCACAGGTCTTGATTTATCACGTGATAAAGATGAGAACGGTGTTCCTGTCAAGTGGTTGGGCTCAACTGGTAAGAAACCTGATTCTGGTGACCTAGACCTTGCGGTGGATTCCAATGAAATAACCAAGGCTGAACTCAAGGGCATGCTAGATGCCTGGGCCACAAAAAACAAACAAGATCCCAAGGAATGGTGCAGACTGTCAGGTGAAGCTGTGCATTTTAAAACACCCATACAAGGCGACCCCAAGCGTGGCTATGTACAAACAGACTTCATGTTCATGCCCAATTTAGAATGGGGAACATTCTGGTTGGGCGGTGGCACAGGATCAGCCTACAAAGGTGTGTTCCGCAATGTGCTGATGTCTAGCATTGCCAAAGCACTGGGACTCAAGGCCTCAGCCAAAGGTATTACCAGCCGTCAGACTGAAAAAGTAATCACAATGGATCCAGATCAAGCCGCTGGCATATTGCTGGCTCCACAGTACAAACGCGGTCAGTTAATGACTGTGGAAAGCATTTACAAAGCCTTGGCCATGGATCCTGACCGTGATGCCAAACTAGCAGACTTCCGTGAGTACATCTCACGTGAAGGTGTAAAAGAACCCGAAATGGGCATGGCGGAAAGTGATGCTAACTTTCTAGCACGACTACGTGACCGTATTGTGAACCGTGGTTATGTTGCTCTTGTGGAGGCTGAACAAGCCGGTGTAGGCGGCCGAGCCAAGGGCATTGAACACCTGGAAGATCTTGTGTTCCGTCGTGGCACACAAGGCATCCGAGATGCACTGGAAATTGTTAGTCATGCTACTCAGCAACCTCGAACAGTCACAGCCAAGTGGGACGGTAAGCCTGCTGTGATATTTGGTCGAAAGCCTGCCACAGGCGAGTTTGTGTTGACTGATGGATCGGGCTTTGAAGCCAAAGGCTACGATGGTCTTGCTACCAGTCCACAAATGATGGCCGACATACAGAGCAAAAGATCTGGAGACAGAACTGAATTGATTCAACTGTATGCCACATTGTTTCCTGTACTAGAAGCTGCACTGCCCCCAAACTTCCGTGGCTATGTCAAAGGCGACTTGTTGTACATGTCAACACCGCCTGTGGAAGCAGGCAACTATGTGTTCCGCCCCAACACTGTGGAATACCGAATTCCAGTCAAGAGTACACTGGGACAACGCATTGGTAACTCAAACATCGGCATTGCCATTCACTCAATGTATGCGGATGTGGGTGAGCCACGTCAGCCCCTGAGTGGAGTAGCGTTTAATCCAGTTCCTGGTTTGATGTTGGAAAAGCCAGCAAGTCCTCGTCAACTAGAAACTGAAACCAACGCTGAAAAACAACTCAAGCAGTTGATCAAGTCTCAGGGGCAATCCATCGACACCTTGTTTAATCCCACAGAATTACGAGCACACAAGATCACAGACCTGGCAAAACTATGCGTGGACTTTATCAACACCAAAGTGGGCGCACCACTCAACGGTGCTACACTACTGCCTGAGTTTGGCAAGTGGTTGGAGACAAGGGTTACTCCGCAAAAGTTCCGCAACATTGTGGAATACTTGAACAGCCCCACGTCAAATACTCCTGCCCTGGCAGCCGCATTCAACGCATTCAACTTGCTACACGACGTCAAAATGCACCTGCTACAGCAAGCAGATACAGAACATCCAGGACAAGAAGGCTGGGTTATGGCCACCCCCGTGGGCTATGCAAAAGCGGTAAATAGATTTGATCCCAATGCATTTGCGGCTCAAAATAGACAGAGAAATAATCCGCAACAGGCGTAATTTTCCCAAACTGACTAAATAAAAGCAGAGACCAAGTGTCTCACTAACTTAAAGGAAATTTATCATGGCAGTATTTACAAAAGTAAACGGAACTACACAACCAGTATTTGCACTGGACGTGGCAAACGGTTCCATCGCAGGAACAGCTAACGTAGCAGCTCAAGGTCCAGTTCAGATCCAAGGTCCAAAACTTGACTTCTTCACTTTGACAGCTAACGCCGCGTTGACCAACGCTGGTAACGTTAACGGTTACTTAAACAACGTGTTGACTTCAATCCAACAACTTGGTACAATCGCAATTTACCAAGCCGGTGCCACAGCTGGTACAATCAGCTTGGCTATCTATCCAAGCGGTGCGTACACTACAACAACATTAGTAGCGGCTGCTCAAACAGCCAATGCCACTGGTGGCCTGAACATTGGTATCCCAACTGCCAACGTTTCTGGTACAGCCAGCTTCACTAACCTGTAATCAGTTTAGACCCACAGCAACCCTGGAAGTAAAAACTCCAGGGTTTCTTTTTGGCATTAAATACTCACAGAATGAAGATCACGTGCCGTACCCTTTTTGATTGTAGCCTTACTGGTGTAACCGGACACTACAGATCAAGCGAAATTCCTTTTGTGGACCGCGCTGGACAAACTGTAAGCAATCAACAAGACTGGAATCATTCGCGCAATCAACAACGTAATTGGGAAACACTTTTGCAAATTATAAGTTTGCGAACACAGCC